ATCGTCTCTACCGATCGTCTCTACCGATCGTCTCTACCGATCGTCTCTACCGATCGTCTCTACCGATCGTCTCTACCGATCGTCTCTACCGATCGTCTCTACCGATCGTCTCTACCGATCGTCTCTATCGATCGTCTCTACCGATCGTCTCTACTGATCGTCTCTATCGATCGTCTCTATCGATTGACTGTCCAACCGCGCCCTAGGTGCAACTTCACTGCAGCTTCACCCTAGAACTTCACCCCACGACTTCACCCTACAACTTCACCCTAGAACTTCACCCTAGAACTTCACCCCACGACTTCACCCTACGACTTCACCCTACGACTTCACCCTACGACTTCACCCTACGACTTCACCCAATAAAAAAACCTTGCATTGCTGCGAGGTTCATCGTATTTCGTTGGCCAATCAATCAGCTGACTCGGCTTGCTTTTTCCGCAACTTCCTGCAAGTGATCTAGCGCGTTCCGTAGCGTGTCAATCGCAACTTCCAATTTGTCGGCAAACGACTCGAAATCATTGCAAAGTTCTGCGGTCTCAATCTCGCACAGTGCCTGTCTAAGTTCACCTTTGCAGTACCCCGTATCATTCCAAAGTTCGGCCAATTGGTCGCCGTCAGACCCGCACATATTGAGCAAAAACTCAATATCAACGCCCTTGGGTGCATCTTCGCCCGACTCAAGCAACTCAACTGCTGCGATTGCTTCAACCTGAGTACCGTAACCTGGAGTAATCCAAGATCCGTTTCGACCCACGCCGAAAAAATACACTTCACCGTCAATTTTAATTTGTTCGACTGCCATTGCCTGTCCTCCGATTGTTTGAAAAAGCCGGAGCCCACCCGGCGTGAGGGCGATGTGAATTATTTGCCGTAATACGCTTCCAACACGTGCCTCGCTGAAAGACCGCGCCAAAAGCCGTTATGGCTCGCGCAATCTGGATTCGCGTTGCAAAAACCCTCGGCATCTCGCCGCAGTTGGTTCTGTCTCGACTTCGACAACAGCCGGAATGCTTCCTTCTCTTTGGCGATTTGTTCTTGTATTGTCATCTCTGTATTTTCCTCTTGTGTTTGAAACTGCCGGAGCCCACTCGGCGTGAGGGCTAGTACAAAAAATACAAACTGTTGGCATCAGTTGCGTCACGAAACACAAACGGAACTGCCTGTAGCATGATTGGGAAACAGAATTCCCACTGCATTTGACTATCGATCACATTCCACAGTCGCGTTGCCCTAAGTAACGCACTGCGAATATCGCCAGCGACAAACGACTTGCTAATTTTTCCGCATTGAGAAATCACAATTTGCTCGATCATCTTGTCCTCCCGTTTCCACTTGACCAACCACACAACGCGGTCGGCATGCAATCAGTGTATGTATGTGTCGACACTAAAGCAAGTGGGGTCCATTCATTTTTTCAAATTATTCTCTTTGTCGATTTTCGGCCGGCCTAAAACCACTTGTGGGCAATCCGTTTTCAGCCGATCCGCAATCACTTGCCGAACCCACTGGGAAACAGTCAAGCCGGCTTTATCGGCATGCTTTTCTACCGTTTCCTGAAGTTCGTTGAGCCTCACGGTGACTTTAAACTGATTGCGGAATCGATCGGATGGAACTTTCTTCTTCGCCATAGCTTTACCCCTAAATTCCCTTCATCACCTTTGTTTTCAAATCGTCCTCTATTTCAAGAAACAAATACTCTTGCGCGAGCTGATTTACATCGGCGTCGGTTAAAAAACCGTCCATCTCGACAATCCAATCGGCACCTTCACCCAATTCGCGCCTAGCAACCAACCACAGACCGGCGCTCTGGCAAAACGGTTTAATGACGGTTGAAGGTTCACCCCTCGGCTGAAAGTCTTTGGGGTGCAGTGCCCAAACCTTTGCCTCATACGAGTCCCACAATTTCACCAAATTGATCGGCCCGTCATTGTCGGGCTTTTCGCCCCAGTCCTTTTCAACCTCACCCATAACTTCACCCTTTCGTGTCAACTTCACCCTAAGTGCAACTTCACCTTCACCCTGACTTCACCCTAGGCCTAACTTCACCCTAGGTGCGACTTCACCCTAAGCTAGACGGTTATTGTCGACAAGTCAATCGACCTCAAGAAACAATTTCCGTCAACTTTTTCCCATTTTTGGTCAAAACGGCAATTAGGCCAGAAGTCATTAGCCGAGCTAATACAAGCCGGCCTTCCTGCCATAGTGGTAAACTTTTGCCCGGCTAAAAGAACAAGAATAATCTCAATGAAAACAAAGGAAATATATATATAAAACCCCTTATATCCTTATTACCATAAGGTTCTCCCTTTCTCTAGTCAGACCCCTCTCTAGGGGGGAGTTTTCAGGAGGTTCCCTCTTTGGCCCCCTTTACTACGGTCAAAAGGTCAAAAGGTCAGAACTACCGAACGGGGGGGTGATACATCCGCTTCGGCCGGCCTCGAGTTGGCACGTCTTTTGCCTCGATGCCAAGTTGCTCTGCCGCGGCTTCCAGATCGCCGGACGAGAGAGTCCGGTGCTTCCGCAAAATAGAGTGCTTGCTGATCGGTTCGCCGGTCGCGATGGCCTGAGATAAAACCGCTTTAGCTTTCGATAGGCCGATGTCGACCACTTGCTGATCGATGATGTCGCAGGAGACCCTGGCAAGCCGATTGGCGAGCTTGATGCCCCAGTTGACATCCTGAGCCTCAATCACTGCTCCAACGCATTCCGATGGCCGTGAGAGCCTCGCAGCACGGTGTACGAGGGCAAGCTTCATGGCGCGGGCGTTGACGCGACCCCAGATCGCTGCTCTGATCTCGCTTTCCGATGCCATCCGCTGATCGATCGTCGCGCCATGTTCTCGCCATCGAGCTAGGACCGCGTCTTGCATTGGGATTACGATCGGCCTTGGGAACAGGCTAGCCAAGTTGTTTTCTTCACCATGGGGGGCGAACGCTATCCACGACTTCACCGCGTCGACCAAGCTAGCGTTTGGATCTTTGACTTCCAGTTCGTAATTAGCGTCTGGCCTGGCCTGTAGGTTCCAAAACGCGATTCGTCCCAGCAGTCCGTCCGTCAGCTGGTCATGCGTGATCGCGGACGAAATCGTTGCCCCGGTTGTCAGGCCCAATACCGACAAGTGCGGTTGGTCAACCGCGTTCCTGATCTTGTCCGAGTGTGCGGCACCTGTGTACTTGCCGCTCGACTTGCCGTAAATCTTGAGAAGGTGCGTACCGATGTTTTTCAAGTGCTGATTGCCTCGTTTGTCCAACACCGCGCTGAGGATCTTGCCAAACTCGTCGCAAACCCAAATCCTGCACGGTTGCTGAGCCATGGCATTCATCAAACCGTTACCAGACTGCACATCGGCCGGCATCATAATGTCGAAGTTCGGATCCGCTTGCTGAAGTATTTTGGTAATTGCTGTTTCGCATGCCTCCTTGCCTGAGCCAGTGCATGCCATGACGACGTTATAGTCGTTGGTCCTCATGTCGGTTTGGCTCGCTATCCTGCGTCCAAAAATCGTTTGGCACAGCGACAGCGACACGGCTAGCCCCATCACGGGAGAAGGTCGAAATGCAATCGAGGTGTAGTAGTCATAGATCGCTCGAATGAGTCCATGTTGCGGCAACATCGCTAGGCAGAAGTCGTTGTCGTCGTCCTCGTCTTCATCCGCATACTTAACCAGCACACTCGGCCAGAGTCGGTCGGCTACTTCACCCCAATGCCGGCTCCTCGATTCGTCGTAGTAGTCGATCCACTCTGGCGCTCCGATCGCATTCTTTAATTCTTGCCAGTTGCTCATGCCGCAACTTTGATGAAAACACTTGCCACCGAGGCTTCCGTCAGGTGCCTGGGTCACCATGCAATCGGTCATGTGATTAGCTGTCGTGTGAGCTTCACTGCGAGGGCACGCAATGAACCACTTCTTGGTGCCATCGGCAACCTTCGCGCCAAGGATCGGCACACGTCGCCTATTGAGCCAGGCTTCAACGTCAAGAGGTTCACCAGCGTGATTGCTAATCAATACGGTTTCCGATGGGATGCCAAGCACTTCATCTCGCCATCGAAACTCCTGCACTTCACCTTGCCATGGTGCGATGACCCAACCTCGCCCGTTGCTAGGTGGCAACACCGACTGAGCCGCCTTGTTTCCAATGCGAAACTCGATGCCTCTAAACTTCAGGACCGATGTTTCAGGCCAACCTTCCGTCCACTTGAAGATGAAGTGCATTCCACGCGACGAGTGCCATGAAACAGTCTTGGGAGCTTCACCTCCAACAAGCGACAGGAACGCATCAAACGCTTCTTCGCTATCGCATTCAACGTCGATGACGCCTGATCCTTTGCCGAGGATGACTCCCCAGCCATCGTGACCAGACTGTTCAAGGATCTGATGTTTTGTCTGTATCGGACGATCGGGCCACCCTGTAAGGATCGGCATCTTGCCATTGACTGGCACCAGCTTCCAACCAACTTCGGCGCAGCGCAAAGCATCTCTAGTCATCTCGTCCATGATTCGTCCTTTGACTTAAAACGGAAGTTCGTCAGCGTAAGCAGCAAGCGGATCGGGAATCTCTTCGATTTCTCGTTCCACAATTTGCCAGAATCGACCCTGCTGGACAGCAACTATCGACTTCGGTTTAGCAACCGCGCCACGTTTGTAAATATCCAACGCAGTGTCGACATCCTTGGGCACCTCGTAGTCGCAGTGAGCATGCCACCACTGAATCGCTTTAGATCTTGGCAACCCTTGGTGCTCCAGGCATATCCATTCGCTGATGGGATAGTCGATGTTGCCTTCACCGTTGATCTTGCAAGTGTAGGTCACTCGCATCGATGGTATCTTGCCTTCTTTCTCATGCCGAGTTGCATAGGATGACTGAACCGTGAAGTAGACCGGCTCGCTAATGATCTGCGATTCCTCGTCAGCTCGTTCTTGGTGGTTTGGCTTTCGCTCAGGGAACGCAAACCCGCATTCACACACTTGCATTCTGATCGCGATGTCCTGACCGCAATTAGGGCAGACCTTAGTTGGCTCATCGGGATCCAAACCGCGCGACGACTTCTCGCTCCGCTTATTGAAATCAATCGCATCGATCGGACCATGACGTTTCAAATTCTCGCCGAAATCCAATACAAGGCACTCGTTCTTGCTCTCATGTGTTCGCAATCCTCTACCCACAATCTGGGCAAACAGCCCTGGGGACGCGGTTGCTCTGAGGATTGCAATGGCATCAACACACGGAGCATCGAACCCCGTAGTCAGCACATCGACGTTGACCAAGTACTTGAGTTCCATCTGCGCGAACTTGGAAAGAATCGCAGCTCGCTCCAGCGGCGACGTGTTGCCTTCGACCATGTTCGCATCAGGCAACAATCCGCAAACGCGCTCGGCATGAGCCACGCTTGAGCAAAAAACCATCACGGAATGCCGATCGGATGTCTTCGCTAGAATCTCCTGGCAAGCAATCTCTAGCTTTGTTGAGAACAACGACTCGACCTCGTTGGTAATAAATTCACCACCGCGTTTGTGTAGTCGACTTGTGTCCTGCGTACCATCGGCCGGCTTGTTGCTCACAGAACACAAATAGCCTTGCTTAATCAGCAATCCGATCGGAACATCATAAACGATCTTGGAGAACAGTCCGTCCTTTCGGCATATCGATCCTTCACCCGTTCGGTAAGGCGTAGCCGTCAGTCCCACGACTCGATGCCTACCGATCTTCGCCATGTCACCGAAGAATGTTCGATACATGCCTTCCCCGTCATTGGGTACGAGATGCACTTCGTCCACTAGCACCAGTTGCCTCGGCGCAAATAAATGCGCCTTGTCATACACCGACTGAATGCCAGCGAAGACTACCGTGTGCTGCGTATCTCTCGACTTCAGCCCCGCGCTGTAGACGCCAATGTCAAGTGTTGGCATCAACTGTTGCAACTTAGCCGCATTTTGCTGAATCAACTCCTTTCGGTGCTGAACCACAATGACGCGACCAGAGAAGTCTTCGATCGCACGTCGCGACAACTCAGCGATCAGCAGTGACTTTCCTGAGCCAGTAGGAGAGCATATCACTGGGTTGCCTGTTTCGTAGCATAGGTATTGATAGGTCGCATCGACCGCTTCGCCCTGATACCAACGCAGTTCCATTACTCCCACTCCTTTTTAAGACAGACAAACATCCCACCATGACCATCAAACGCGATTCCATTGAGGTAGCACTTCTCGTTCGTTTTCATTTGCACATAGCGATGGCAATACTCTTGCAGTTCAATCCATACCTCAACAGCTTGCTTCGCGCTGAGCCCATGCTGTTCGCATAAAAACAAACATAGGAATTCGCCAGGAGTCTTAGGCATCTCTTCTTCGTGTTGCCAGGATATGTTGTTTTGCATATATCACCGTGATATGTTGAATTCCACATAACGCCGTGTTATGCGACCTTACGGAAGACCGTCATCGCCAACCCAACCCATTGACCGAGGATCATCGTCCTCGTAATAACCGTCGATTTCGTCAGCAAGCAATTCGAGTTCTCCCACAGCGTCGTCAGCCAAATCGCCAAGGGAGTAATGCGGAAGACACTGCATCACAAATCTAATCTTCGCGGCAACCTTTTTGAGAAGCGCATCCCGTGCATCTTCCGGTTCTAACTTTTCGGGCCAATCCCCTTCCATCCAATGCATCATCACCCTCCGCATAACAAAAAAATGCACCGGAGTTGCCGTCCGGCTGTTTTTTACTCGATACTCACCGGCGGCAACCCGGTGATTTTGTGCGTTACCATCCCCAACCCCATCCCCACCATTTACGCCAAACCATGTTGTCCTCCTTGGAAAATGAAAAACACTCTTTTGCCGCCCGGTTACAGGTAGCGTTCGTCGGGACTCAATCCACAAAATCCGGCTCGCCAAGTGCCGACTTACCCGTCCACTCAGAAATCTGATAGACATTCGAGCCACAACCGGCAGCGAACTGCCGCAGCGTATATCCTTGCTTCCAGCAGAACTGCCGAGCACCAGTCAACGCCTCACGCAGTCGCTGGTTCTCGACCTCACTATGTTCCAGTTGCAAGATCGCCAACGCAATCGTTGCCTTGACGAACGACGATTCGCTTTCGCTTGCAATGTCTTCGAGTAGCTCGGGTAATGTTTTAGTTCTCATCGCATCCAGTCCTCCAACATGACGTACCCCCAAACACCACACGCTAGGTACACACACCCGACGCAAAAGATTTCAGCAAGTGCAATCCAGGTCATGTCAACTGACCTCCGTAGCCGTATCGGCCAAATACTCTGCGACCAACTTAACCAATGCACGTTGCTGCTGCTTAGTCACCACATCGCTCAATGCCAAACGCAAAAGAATCTCCGCGTCTGTATCTGACTTCGCGGCAACAAACTTTGTGCTCTTGTGTTCATCGCAACGCCAACGATTTGGGGCAGTCGCTTCAAACTCCACACCGCATCCCTTGACGACACAATGCCTGTGGCCGAACACCCGCTTCTTGCCAGCCTTGCTAGTTCTCTTCATCTAATCGCTCCTTAATCCAATCCATAACGACAACCAACTCATGCGGATCCAATGCCTCCAAAATGACCTTCAGCGGAACCAATCGACTTTGCGACTTCTTAAACGCTTTAACGCACTGCTCCTCTGCTGTCGGCTTCTTGCGGATGCCAGCTTGGATTGCGGCTTGGTTGACCGTCAGTTCACCCGCTTCGATCTTGTCTAGCAGTTCAGGATTGTCTCGGGCTAGACGACGGAGAGTGTATTCAACTCCATTTCCCCCACCCTGCAACTTCTTTCCATTGGAAAGATGTTCAAGGTCATTCCTCTTGCCTTGCTGCTTGTCCTTGGTGGCTTTCGCCTCTGCAACCTGTGCCTTGACCGCATCGATTCCAATAGCTTCATCTGGGGCGTTATGCTTGAGCCACGCAACCGCTAAGTCGATCTCTACTGGCTCAAGTTCGTATCCGTTGCGGATCATGTCCGCTGCGGACTCGTAGCCTAGATCAGCCCAAACAGTTTCGGCTTCTTCGCAAAACTCTATTAGGCAACGACAATCGTAGTTAATTCGCACCGAAAGGAAGTCCCGTTTAACCCGAACAAGACTTTTCCATTTCGACTTTGGAACCTCGCGAAACTTATTGGATGCCTCAACCTTGCCGCTGTCTATAGTAGCCATTCAGGCATCACCCTTGTTGCTTTAAGTTGCGTCTCAAATCTCTTGAGCCATTCGTAATGCCTGCGATAAACTTCGACATCAATTTCAATGGCTCCAATCTCTCGCTTTTTTCTACCGTTAATTCTCTTTTTAACGTCGGTAAAAAAACCTTTTTCAACTCGAAGCCCGTTCGACTTTGCCATTCTTATTACGTTTCCAGTCACGACAGAAAGAGCGTCTTCAACTTTATCCTTCCATTGCTTGACTATAGACTTCTCGTTCATCTGCTCCGCTTCTAAGGCGCGCATCATCCTCACACCTTCTATTGCCTTGTCCCAAACGTCACTTCCTGGGTCGTCTAAATCGCTTTTCGCAAACCCTTTGATGTTTCCAACCATCCATGTAGCCATCATTTTTACCGTTTCGTCTCCGCTATCAATACTTGTGCATTCAACATCAATTAAACGAATTAAAGGTTCTTCAGGCAGATCAACCCAGTCTGATCCTCCATCAGTCGGAGTGGGATCTACCCCAGTCTCTCCTGGAGGGTCATTGTCCATTGCATCCATAATCGCGTTGCCAACGTAACCATTCACGGCAAACCCGCTGCAAGCGTCAAAGTTTATGTGCCCAGTTACATCCGTCAGAAATCTTGCAGCCCTTCCGTTTTCCTGGTTGTTTGTATTGTTGTGACCAGCCGCATTGAGATGGATAACCTCCGATACAGTTACCGTGTCCAATCCTTCGCCAGCCATTCCAACATGAACAAGCACGTCTAGTGACGGATCACTACTATCCGCTGGGGCAAATGCAGAAAGTATTTTAGCATTCTGCTCATTAGATTTCCCATCATCCCCGGTGCCCACCCAATCAACCGTTAAGCTTGGATATGTCGCAGCTACCTGCTCACAAACAAGCTCAGCGTGAGATACGCACATCGCCCCGATGATCGCCTGAAGTCTATGCCCAGTCCTAATTCTTTCCGCTAGCATCCTGTCGATTGGATTCGTTATCAGCGGACTAATATACTTAGGAGACCACCGAAGCTTTCTGTCGATGATTAGTTTCTTTATGTTCTCTGGCCTATCGCCTCCAGCTTCGGCTATAAGTTGCTCAGTAGTAAAGCTAATTACTTCCCCGCAATCACCAACCGCATCTACTTTGTAGTGATACGCATGCCCACACAAAGGCTTAACTGCGTTTTCCTCAACCGCCTCTCTATATTTGACAGAAACGTTAGGCGATCCAAACGCGCTGTCATCTCCTGGCCGATGCGGAGTAGCCGACATGCAAAGAAGGAATTCGTGGTTTAAAGCGTTTACAGCTTTACCGAACGGCTTGTCGATTCCGTAATGGTGGTACTCGTCCACGACAATCATCCATCTGCCTTTACCAAGAAGAAGTGCGGTGTTGTCCATTCCGCGAGATCCAAGCAATGCTTGGACGGTTATTGCGTAAATCTGACACTCGTTTTTTTGATGTTTTGATATAGCCTTCGCGCCAAAAAACCGTATGTCGCAAACCGAACCAGGCCCATCGATCGCATACTTTTTAAAACTATTCGGTGTTGATTGCTCGAACTGTATAAGTTGTGCGTCGCTAGGGAACACTACAAGCAACCTGTTGACCTCGCCAAGGCTTTTAAGTATAGAATATGAAGCAAGGGCCAAATACGTCTTTCCGTATCCTGTAGGTAGCTTAACGTTTAAACTGCGATCGTGCTCTTCAAGCGACTCTAAAGCCGCTCTTTGTCCTTTTCTTGGTTGTTGCTTGAGCTTGGCGATCTGTGCTTTGATTTGTGACAGATCTCGCAAAGTGCTTGTTCGTTCCATAAACTTGTTTCGCCCTGTTGTGAAAAAGGAATGACATGGTCCACTTCAAACGAATCAAGCTCATTGCCACATATTGCACATTTGCCTTGTTGAAGTATCCAGAGCAAATCGCGCTCTCGCTTTGTAGCTATTCTTCGCATGGATCTTTGTCCGAAAAATTCATTCAAAATCCGGCCAACCCGCGCTGAAAGCACAGGTTGGCCGGTGCGACTCCGTGGTTTGCGAAAAGGAGTAAGCGCGGCACTCACGGTTCACCGTCCGTTCAGCCTCAATGCCAAGGTGGATAGCCTTAAAAAATTCCATCATCCCTAACCCCTCCTCCTCAAATCACATCCCAAACATCGCCTCACAGCGAGTTTGACCCCGCACGTTGGACATCGCATGTTCGCATGGTACGGATGCTGACGTTGCAGTCGGCCGACGTAGGCCAAATACCAACTGCGAACACGTTGTTCCGTCCAGTAAGTGTCACCGTCTAACTCCAGCACTTGCCGTTTAGCAAGCCTCCTAATCAGCGAATCGATCGTTGCCTCGTAGCCATAAAACACAGACTCACGAATTTCGATTTCGTCGTCGCGCGTAACCCGAGGTTCTCCAATTCGCTTTTGCTTGCCGATCCGTGGCATCGATGTCGACTCCTATGCCTCGTACTTCATGTGCAAGACTTTCAATCGCTTCTTACCCGTGTGGACGTACTCGACACCCAGCTTGTCTGGGCGAGTGATGAACCCATGTTTCTCGAAAAAGCGAATCGCCGGCACATTGTCTTCCCGCACCTTCGTTCTAATGCGCCGACGATCGCTTACGAGACCTAACTTGAGATGCCGCACCAACTCTGTCGCGACCCCTTGGAATCGAAACTCGGGAGCCACTGCCATGTTGAGAATGTAGTACTGTAGGTCGTCGAAGACGTAGATCATGTAGGCAGCAATGCGACCGCGCGCCTCGTAGGCTAGGCCGATACAATCCTGCATTGCCAACCATTCCATGATCTCTGTCTCCGTTAGCGGTAGAGCAAAGCACTGCTGCTCTATCCGCGCGACAACAGGTACATCAGATGACAGTAGCCAACGAATACTCATGGCATCAGTCCTTAACATGACAAGACTCCCAAGATGATTCCTAAAAGGATCGTTCCTCCTACCAACAGTTCCGTCAGCCACGGCACCTCAAGCAGATCACCTACCATGGTTTAGCGACTCCTGTGTGAGCCACCACAGGAGCCGCAGCAACCATGTTGTCACAAGGCCGATAAGCCTTGACGACATTCTTGAACTCGCCTGTGTCCTCACGCTTCTCCAGTGCAACGACAACTCGCAATCGCTTGTTGTGAAGCACTGCCGTGTTGGGAGGATTGGCGACTCCGACCGCTTTGCAGATCGCGGCCAACGTACCTCGAGCAATGTTTTGTGCTTGCTCGGAACGGTTCCATAGATTCAGGTTGTCGTAAAGCGTTCGGTTTTGATACTTGCCATCGACAATCTGCAACTTGAGAGCAACGTACCGACCTCCCTTCGCCGTCGGCTTGTCATCGCTCTCGATGATGATCGCGTTGTACTCGCCCGGCTCAATCGGAGCGTAATCCTGAACCACATACTCACTAGCGTTAAAATCCAACGTAGCCACAACTGACCTCCTAGAACATGTTTGACAAAGATGGCACGGACTCTTCGATCACAGGTTCGCGCTTCGCAGGACCGAAGCTCGGCACAATGCCACTGAGTGGCTCGTAAAACGACTCAATGCTCATCGGCACCTCGTCTGGCAAATGCAATCGATTCTTCGCTTCGATAGCCGGTTGCTTGTTGCACACGATGACGCGTTCACCAGTCGACAACGCGATGTGCCGCTCTTGGTTGTATCCCTCATCGCGTTTGCGAGTGAATCGCTTGTGTTTGAGGAACAGCACTTCGTCGCACCACTCGGTCACGCAACCAGATCCTGATCGATGCAACGCTGGTCGATAAAAGTTAAACGTATCCCCTTCAGGATCCGCAAACCGATCGATCGTTTCGTGGCACGTCATCACCACATGGCGATTTTGGTGCCAATAAAACTCCAGCATCGTGAGCACCTTTTTCCACAGCTTCTCCAAAGCTTGGTAGCCTTTGCCGTAACCGATGTCCTCAATCGTCTGCTTCCCGGCTTGGCGAGCGACCTCGTCCATCAGCAACTTCTCAAGCCAGTCCGCAGTATCTAGCACTAGCGTTCGATATTGCGTGTTGACTAGTTCGACAACCAACAGGTCTTGCAACTCCGCGAAGGACTTGATCCGCTCGGTGCTGTCGCAATTAATGCCGTAAACACCGTCCTCAAAATTCAGCACGATTGGATCTGGAAACTGCGTAGCCAATGTCGATTTGCCGATGCCGTTCTCACCGTAGAGCAGCATGCGACGCGCTTTCTTCTGCACACCTTTATTGATCTTCATGGCGACCACATACCCTTCCATCTGCGAACTCGTAGCGAGACAGAAGATCGATGTAGCTAACGAGACCGCGCACGGTCTCCACTCCATCGTCGTCGACCAGCAGCACGGCTTCGAGCGCGCCGGTCTCCACGTTGATCAGCCAATTGTCCGTAGCCATCTCTTCGATGAACTCACTGGCATTGCGGAACGATCGCACTCCAGTACGCTTTTCCTCCGACACGACCAGATGAAAACTGCTTGTCACTGCGTCATCGAGCATCCACTGAATCACGCCATGATTCGTCACTACATGCTCGCCACGGCTCGGCTTGCCGTACCGCACAGGTTTCCATCCCTCTGGACAACCATCTAACCTCATAATCATTTACACACCTCCAAAGAAACTAACAAACAACCACCACTAACACTGTTTCCGCGAACGACACTCAACCGATCAATCTGGGAGTCGTCGTCATAAAGACCCGCATGCATCATGGCATCGAGGGTCGCTTTCAAAATGTTGTCTACATCGCGTCGTCTTCGGTCGGGCGCGCACATCACGATCGCCATATCAAGGCGACCCATCATCTTCGGCAGACCAAACGTTGCCGCAACGACATCGCGTCGATACCTAAGTCCATCAGCGCTAATCACGGTGCGATTCCTCCACACTCGGTAGTACCGATTCAGACTCGGGGGCCAGGGGAGCTTGATCTGCATAGAACTCGATCCTTCGCACAACGAAATCCTTCAACGCCGAAACCGGGTAGAATCGCTCACCCTTATCGCCAAACAATCGGTAGCACGGCAGTTCGCCTGCCTGCGTCAACTTGGTGAGCGTCGTGATAGAGATGCCGAGCATCTCGCTCGCCTCTCTGGCACCCACGGCAATCGGCTGAACATCTTTTTGCTGCATCGCAATCCTCTTCTAACGGTTGACAGCAACTGTTGCGGTCAACACGGAGAAGATTATCGATGTCCAGAGTTCATGGCAACTACTCTGTCAACAAAAATTGTCACAAAATCACCAACAATTTTGCTTATGCTGTGGAGTCGCAGGATTTCCATTGTTTTTTTGCGTTGTGCATGCAATGATGCATGCATGAACAACAAAACGTTGATGGAAATAATTGCTGGAGCTAAAAAGTTGCAATCGTTGGCTGAGTCACTACTGGAGACGCAGGAAAATGCGAAACCAGTGACCGACGAGTCAGCTTGCACCAGTTGCGGCAAACTGTTGCTACCAGGCACCCGCGCGGTGCGAGGTTGCCATTACAGTTGCTACCGAACGCTGCGGCGTATGGAATTGGACGGACTGGTGACCGACGCAGACTTGGTGGCTAGCGGCAAGTGGTTGCCAGCGGAGGCTGGAGGTCGCAAGAAGTCTGCGGATCGCGCCGCAAGGGCAGACGCGATCAAGGAGGCAGCTCGCCATCAGGCAGAAACAAAAGAGGCGTTGCCGCAATCAACAGCAACGCGGGGATCGAAGAAGAAGTAATCGGGGGAAGGTTGAGCAAGTGCCAGGTGCCATCCCGAAAGCACCATACGCAGTAGAGCGTGTCCATTTTCACTGTCCTTTCTTTCTGTCTAATTTCTCATCCCCCCTGACACCTTTGGTCCTATGGCTAGCGTTTCCCGAGATCCAAACGGACGAATTAGGATTCAGTTTTTTGGGGTCGATGGCAAGAGGCGAACGCTTCGACTCGGAAAATGCTCGGTAAAAGACGCTCACGTCGTTCGGAGTCGCATTGAACAGTTGGTATCGGCCCAAATTTTGGGAGTCACGGCCGATGTCGACACACTGCGATGGGTAGCGAATCTCGGCAAGACAGTGCGAGACCGCATGGCGCGTTGCGGACTCATCACAGGGGCACCTGTGACCAAACGTGTCAAACGAATTACACTCCAAGAGTACCTAGACGACTACATCAACAAACGCAAGCAAGCGGTTAAGCCGGCCACCGTGCTGGTGTGGGAGATTGCGAGAAACGGGATCCTCAGAACGATTCCCGCAAAGACTCCGTTGCATGAGGTACATGCTGGTCACGCACAGGATTGGCTTGATGCGATGCGAGCCGATGGATTGCAGCCGACGACGGTGTACAAGCGACTGCAATTTGCCAAGCAGTTCTTTTCGCATGCCGTTGCGTCGAAGGTGTTGCCCACCAACCCGTGGCAATCAATCAGGCTTGCCAGACCAAAAGTGGCAAGCAACGTCGAGGTACCGCTTGAAACGATTCGGAACCTAATGAAACATCTTGACCCACAGTGGCAAGCGATCGTGGGCCTTGCTCGGTACGGTGGTTTGCGATGTCCCTCGGAGGTGTTGTCGATCCGATGGGAGCAGATCGATTGGTTGGCTAACAAGATGATCATACCAAGTCCCAAGACCGAGCATCTCGCAGGGAAAGACTTTCGCGACTGTCCTTTGTTTGCCGACCTGCGCATCATCCTTGAGCCGCAAAAAAAGTCAGCTGGATATGTTATTGAGAAAGACGAGATGCGAGCGTTAGCAGATCGGCCGACCGGCTGGGCAAACGCCAACTTGCGGAAAGAGTTGTTAACGCGGCTTGATCGCGCCAACATCAAGCCATGGCCGAGGTTGTTTCACTCCATGCGAGCCAGTCGGCAGACGGAGTTGGAGCGAGAGTTCGGCCTTGCTGCTGCGTGTGCGTGGCTTGGCAACACCGCATCGATCGCGAAGGAACACTATCTTTTGGTGACCTCCGACGCATGGCAAAAAGCGGCGCAAAATCCGACGCACTAAACTCCGAAAAAGGCCATCACGACCTATCTGGAAATAAAAAAACCCTGGGAAATCAACGATTTCACAGGGTATCGATGGAGAATAGGGGACTTGAAAAGCATATTTTTCCCTGCGATTTTTTATCGGTTTTCCAAACCGACGCAGTTTTCGACGCACTCGGGCAATCGAAATTTCTAACTTCACGCACTCCGTTCATAACTGTTCATGAACGTTCATAAACGACTGCAAAATAAAATGCGTTAATGCCGTGCATTAGCAAAAGTTGACTAACACTATTAGAGTGTGTTATGATGCGCGTTGCGTAGGGAACGCTTTCTTCGGCAGGGACGCCGTTTTTTTCACGGAGGTACGCATGCCAGACATTATCAACGACCTTCTCAAGTCTCGCCGCTTCTGGGTTGCAGTGGCATCGATCGCTGCGGTCGCGTTCAAGGACAAGCTGCCGTTCACGGAAGAGCAGATTACCGACATGGCCATCTTGATTGGCTCATGGATCATGGGCGAGTCGCTTCGCTCGTCGAGTGCCAAAGATGCTTGAGGAACCAAGCGAGGCCAACATCTACGCCGATCGATTCGGTGGCGTCAGGCTGCCTGGCCGGCGGCTTGCGTATGTCGCAGCTCGTCGAGCGTGGATCATCGCCAAGCAGCAACCCGAGGACGCTCAGATTGAGTTTCGATCCGACTTTCGGATTCGTGGGTTCGATCCGGCGATGATTGAACTATTGCTCAGGCTAGCCATTCTGCTTTTTGAATTTTGGTTGAAGAACAAGATCGACGAACCATCTTCGGTGCCGACCGGCATGGAGCCTATCAATTGGGAGGATGAAAACGATGCCGACTAAGGAACCCGCAACCTGGATACCGTGGATTCTGATTGGCATCATGGGTGCCATGCTCTACCAGCAGCAACCCAAACCTGTACCGCAGCCTGTGGCACAATCGATTGAGCGTGTTGTGCAGAAGACTCACGCCGAAACGGCGAAGAACTACGCCAGCGTGTTTCGCTCGGCAGCGAACAAGGTCGCTGCTGGCGAGATCAAGGACGAGGAAGCACTCTACAACTTTTTGAAGAAGGATTTGGATGATGCTCGCATCAATGCGTCAACTGATTTGGACAAGCTTTTGGATTCCAACATTCCTACTGTTATCGACGACGGCACTCGAGGTGCCGTGTCTAGCTTTCTCCGACGCATTGGAGGTGCATGGTGAGCAGCCAGCAGGATCTGACATTCACAGAAGCACCGGAGGATTTCACGGGCTACAGGATCGACCTGGAGAACAGAGTTGCCCTGGAGGCCGATGCAACGCCGTTCATAGTGGCATCGAGCGATTACCTAGCACCGGAGCAGATCGACCCGAGAGCAAAGGTTCGGCACGACAAGCAGTTCAATATGGGCAGTTGCCAAGGCTTCAGCTTGGCGAACTCTTGCGAGTACCTTCTGCTACTTGCGATGAGACTCAAGGAGTACAGCGGCGAGCATCAGTTCTCCAGCCTTTACGCTTACCTCGAATCGCAAAGGTTCGATGGGCTGTTAGGTCGAGATGTCGGTAGCACAATCGGAGCAGGGTTGAAGGTTGCAAAGGATGTCGGCATGTTGCCCGAGAAGGCACTGCCGTACAGAACACCGTATCCGTCGAATGCAAGATCGATGATTACCGATGCAATGCGGAGTCAGGCATCGACGTTCAAGATTCGATCGTTCAGTTGGCTTAAGTCCTATCAGCAAATCTTCGATTACCTCGCTTCTGGCGCGGGTGCAGTACACACAGGAACCGTGTGGAACAACTCGTTCTACGCATCTAACGGAGTGCTGGAAAACGTGTCACTCAGCAACGGTGGCGGTCATGCGACGGCATGGCTCGGCTACAGCACTCGCAAGGATCGGTCGGGTCGCAATTACATCTGGCGACTGAATTCGCACAACGATTCTTGGACTGAGCTATCGCCAACGGTCATCGATCGTTTGTGTGGTCACCCATACACCGCGATCGTCGGCATATCGGACATGTCAACGCCTGGGCCTCGAAACGTGGACTGGATCAAGGAGAGCGTATTCGCATGACTCAAGACTCTTTGCTGTTTGTTCTCGGCGGTGCGGTTATGTCCAGTCTTGTAGGTGCAACGGTGTATCTGTTTCATCGCTTTGAAAAGGCGAAGGAAGAGCTGATACACAAATTCGAGGCTGATCTTTCGGTTGTCAATCTTCGATTGAAAGACTGCGAAGACGATCGCAACGCATTGCGAAATCAAATTCTGGCGATCCATAAAGAGATGGCCGAGTTGAAGCAGAGGTTTGCGTAATGTCCGCAACCAGTCTCGACCTATCGCAGATCAAAACCGATGCGTTATCCGCAGCATCGACGTTTAGGACGTTGATCGGGCTAGGCACTGGCAATACGCCGACGTTCCTTGGTGCAAGTCTCACCGGGGGCACGGTCACGGCTAGCACACCACTGATCAATGCAACGCAAACGTGGAACAGTGCGGCGACGGTGTTTACGGGCATTCTAGCCAACGTCACCGACACCGCTAGCAACGCTAGTTCGCTGCTGATGGATTTGCAGGTGGGTGGAAGTAGTAGGTTTAGCGTAGATAAAAACGGTTCCGTGGCAATTCCGCAGACCCAAATAATTCGTTTTGGAGGTGCGGTAAGCGGAGCTTCAGTATTTCAGGGATTCAATAGCAGCCTGTATATTGGTGGCCCAACCAATGCAACCACTTGGATTGCATTTGATGCATCGGGTTCATTCGTACGATCAAATGCGGCATTTCGTTGGTCGACTTCTGCAACGGATCCATACGCCACGCAGTTGGCACTATTTTCTGACGCCGCCGACACCCTCGCACAGCGCCGCTCCACCAACGCCCAGACGTTCCGCATCTATGAATCTTTTACCGACGCAAGCAATTACACTCGCGGCAAGCTCGAATGGTCTAGCAACGTATTAAGGATCGGCACGGAGAAAGCGGGCACTGGCAGTGCTAGGGCACTGGAGTTGCAGACGGATGGGACGACGAGGTTGACGATTGGGACGACAGGTTTGGCGACCTTTACCTCCGATGTATGGACGTCCGGCGATTTTCGAGTTTCGTCAACCAAGTACTTTTACTGGCAAAGCCGGTCTACAATCAGATCGCCAGCGGACGGTTTAATTTGTTTGGCAAATGCCGCAGAAAACGATTTTGGGCGTATTCAACTTGGCGGCACAACCTCCTCCTTTCCTGCCATCAAACGCAACGCCGCCGCACTCAATTTCCGTTTAGCTGACGACAGTGCCGATGCCGACATCACCGCCGCAGCATTGACGCTATCTGGCAACCTGACGATCTCAACGAAAAACATCGTCACCGATACAACAACTGGAACCAAGATCGGCACGGCGACAACGCAGAAACTCGGTTTTTACAACGCTACGCCAGTGGTACAGCCAACCGCAGTCGCAGACGCAACCGATGCGGCATCGGTGATTACACAGTTAAACGCACTCCTTAGTCGTATGCGTGACCTCGGCCTTATTGCAACATAGGAACCAAAACCATGATCGACCTAACACAGTTAACTCAAGAGCAACAATGGGGCGTAGACTTCGCAACGCTCGAAGCGAATAAGCCCATCGTCACCGAGAACGAACAGATCACCGCAAGCAATGCGAGTCTGCCCGAAGCGGACAAGAAGCCGCTTAAGGAACTGTTCACACCGCAGAGCTACCTTGAGACCGTGATGCGGTCGGCTTGCGATTCGTACTACGCTCAACTCGTAGCACATAAAAAGAAGACGGTGGAGCAGACGTTTGATTCGCTGTCGCCAGAGCAACAAGCGTTTGTGATTCATGCCATGCAGCAATACATTCCGATTCCTGACGTACTTACAACGGAAGAACAAAATGCATCTTGAACTAACCAAAGAAGAACAGCAGCAACTGATGGCATGTCTTGACCTCGCAGTCAAGCAAGGTGGCCTACAAGCCGCAAGTGTGCTGTTGCCGCTAGCAGCGAAGATCCAAGCATTGAAGGACGAATCGGATGGCAACGCAGACACTGGAGTTTAGTGCCGGTACTGGCTTGACGTTGAGTTGCAAGCTGTTCGCCTTCGGCAGCGATACGGTCGTTGATACCCAGACGGCGACCGAGAAGACAAACGACAAGAACCGCTACAGCGTGGCGTTTACCGACATTGCTGCCGGTGCGTATCGGCTCAATGCGTTTGTTGGTGCGACGGGTGGGTTCGCCAATGAGGTGTACGACCTCACGTTGAGCACGGCGACGTTTCAGCCGCGATCGGAAAGTGCTGCGGATTTGTCGACGATAACCACGCAACTTACCACGATCGAATCAAAGATAGACACGATTGATAACTTTGTGGACACAGAGGTGGCCGCAATCAAGGCCAAGACGGATTTGATCACCACCGACACCGTGTTCGTAACAGTCGACCGCGTCGCTGGATCAACGATCACGATGCACTACAACGAGTCGACCACGGCGACTGTGCCGCTTGATGAGGACACATCATCGCTGACGCTGCGGTTCGTTGTCGAGAATTCAGATCAGCTTGATGTGCTAGTGATCGAGAACGCAAGCATCACACGCACGGCAAGCAATTTCACCGTGACGATCACCACTGCCGTTACCGCAACGCTCGGCCAATACCGCTGGGCACTGCGGGACATTACTGGTGGCATCAACCGGCTTATCGAAGGAGGCGTGCTGCAAGTCATCAGTGCGGCAAATAAAGATGCCTAAGCTGTGTCGGTGTGGTGAAATTGTGAAAGACCGATGCTTGCGTTGCTATCCGCACAAAAAGCGTGAGACATCGCGCGAAGGGTACGGGTCTGACCATCGCAAAGCATCAGAGTGGTTGCGACGTGTCAGGCCGCTGTGTGAGCGATGCGTCATGGTTAACGGACCAGTCATGGCAAACACAGCTACCGAGTTGCACCACATTGTCAAGATCGCAGACAACCCGCAACGCAGGATGGATCGGAACAATTGGCTCGCTGTATGCAACGGATGCCACAACGAGGTGGAGGGAAACGTGTTAGCAGGAATGACCATTCGGCAATGGTCAGACGTTTATTATGACAAAGTATTGAGGAACGCATGGCAGGAAGAAAGCCTACCGCTAAAGCTGTTAAGCAACTAAGCGGAGCAGCAGACAAAAATCCACAGCGAGTCAACTGGAACGAACCCAAGGGTGTTCGCGGATACCCTGTCGCGCCCGAGATCGTCGCAAGAGATCCCGTTGCGTTTCAATGCTGGAACACCATGTGCGACCAGCTAAACGAAATGGACCTACTGGTTACGTCGGACCTGTATGTCCTGCAAGTTGCAGCGACTAGCTACTCCCAGATGGAAGCGCTGAACAAAGAATTGAGCGGTGGTCGAGTGACCATCGAGAACTCGAAAGGCGACCTTGTGGCTCACCCAGCAGCGATGCACTTCCATCGGTTCCAGTCGACATTCGTAAAGTGCCTTGGCGAGCTTGGCTTGACACCATCGTCGCGGCTTAGGTTGCACGCGCCGGATCCCGAGAAGGAAGCAGACGAATTTGCGCAATGGCTCAACAGTGCATCGGGGGGAACTGAGTGATTACTAGTGGCGTTGGGGCAAAAGTACAAGAGTACATCGATGGTGTGTTGTCTGGCGAGGTGCCGGCATGCCAGCGAGTCAAAGATGCCGTGCGCCGATATTTGTCCGACCTCGAGAAGCAGTCGACTCCTGAGTTCCCGTATCACTTCGACAGACGCTGGGCGACGGCTGTGTGTGATTTCTTCCCAGGTGTGCTCAAGCACAGCATTGGCACCTTTGCAGGGAACCCAATCGTGCTCGAGCCGTGGCAAGCGTTTGCAATTTGGAACATCTTCGGTTGGCGGCGCGATGACGATCGCTCCCGAAGGTTTCGTAAGGTGTACTGGAGCATGGGCCGAAAGAACGGAAAGTCGACGATCGCTGCTGGACTCTGCTTGTTTTTGGCGAGCGGCGACATCGATCCAGCGACAGGAAAGCCGGAGGCGGTCGGCCAGATACTACTGACAGCAACCAAGAAAGAGCAAGCAGCAGTCGTCTATGGCGAATGCGAGCGTATGCGGTTGCAGTCTAGGTCGCTTGAAAAGATGTCGCACGTTAAGAACGAGACCATCACGTTCAATCACAACAAGACCTACATTCGCAAGGTATCGAGTGACAAACCATTTGACGGATTGAATCCGCACTGCGTGGTCATGGACGAGTTGCATGCTTGGGCTGAACACCATCGCAAATTCTACGACACGATGGTGACTGGCTCAGGATCTCGAACGCAACCGCTGCACTTGATTATCACGACTGCTGGCGCGGATGACTCGTACCTGTGGCTCGAAAACTACGAGTACGCATGCAATGTCGTGAAGGGCAATTTCAAGGACGAATCGTTGTTCTCAATCATTTACGAATTTGATGAACATGATGAGCCTGGTGACGAAGCAAACTGGATCAAAGCTAACCCCAACCTCGGCGTATCTCTCGATCAAGATTACTTGCGGCAACGATGGAACGAGGACCAGCACACAGCGGCAGGCAGAAATCGTTTCATCCGCTACCACGGCAATCGAATTGTCAGCAGCACCGACAAAGCGTTCGACATTGCCAAGTTTGATTCGTGTGTTGGTCCACTATCCGACTGGAAGAATGCCGACGCGTTTGGCGCGGGAGTCGACCTAGGATCCCGCGATGACTTGGCCGCCTACGCATTGTGTGCGAGGTTTCCTGTTGCGACCGATCAGGAGGGCAAGACGGTTTATCGCTACGAGATCAAGTGCCGAGCGTACATAGCGAACGACAGCAAGCGAGACCTGACACAAATGCCGTTTGCTCACTGGATATACAACGGTGAGTTGCACAAGGCTCAATACCCGCTCAGTGAGTTGGAGCGAGACCTCGACGAAGAGATGGCAGCATATGGCATCTCAACACTCGCTTATGACCCGTACAACGGACAAGTGACAGCGGAGTCGCTGGAGGCTAAAGGCATCGAAGCGGCACGCATGGCGCAGAATCCGAGCCATTTCAACGAGCCGATTCGCGATTTCACGGTGTTGATGGAGGAGGGGCGATTGCGTTTTGAAGACAGCAAGATGCTGCGATGGTGTTTCAATAACGCATGCGTGACTGCCGACCGTCAAGACAGGTTGATGTTCAACAAAAAGGAGAGCAAAGACAAAATTGACCCAGTCGTTGCTGCCGTCATGGCGTATCGAATTGCTAGTCGGCAGCCAAGCCGCGTTCAAGGGAGTTACTACGTTGTCTAGGAGGTTGCAGGATGCCTAAGTCTCTCCGAAGTTGGCTCATCAAGTGGTGGGGCACAGACGACTCATTGCTGACCGATCGCGTCAGCTACAGCGAGGCACTCAGTCTGCCGTCGCTCTGGTACAGCATCAACAAGATTTGCGAGGATGCCGGCCAGTTGCCGCTGGACATTAAAAAGGAAACCGGTGTTGGACTGGAGACGGACTTTCGCCATCCCGCATATCGATTGTTAAGAGATCAAGCAAACAAGTTCCAAACGCCAGACGTTTTCAAAAGCCAGGTAACCGGCCATGCGATTATGTTTGGCAACGGGCGAGCAGCAATAATACGAGACGACTTTGGCAATCCCGTCGAATTGATCCCGATGCTGCCAGATCGCACCTGGACGTTTATCCTCAACGGCGACAAGGTACATGTGACTAAGCCGAACAAAGAGGATGACAAGGATGTCACCATCTCGCTACGCACCGATGCCAATGGCTACGTTGCGTTTGGGGACAGCGATGTCATTCACATCCAAGGTTTCACCTACGATGGCATCGAAGGCATCGGCCTGATGCAAATCGGTGAAAGCGCGATTAGCGCGGGAGTGAACTCGACGAAGTATTATCAGAACCAAGTCAAGCGAGGATTCCGAGGCAAATTGTTCCTCGAAGCGCCTCCAGGTCGATTTCGCGATTACGCAGACGCAAAGGAGTTCATCGACGAGTTTAACAAGAAGGAAGGCGGGTCCGACAACGCGTACAAGGCCGCTCTGCTGCGTGAAGGGATGAAAGCCCAGGCAGTGTCGATGACCAACAGCGATGCTCAGTTTGAGGCAATGGGTAAGTTCAATCGCACGGACATTGGGTTGCTGTTTGGACTCGACAGCGTACCTGGGGACGGAGCGCCGAAGACGTACAACAGTTTGGAACAGTACAACCTGATGTACGGTCGAGCGCTCGATCGATGGTTGTGCAAGTGGGAGTTGCAGTGCGACATGAAGTTGCGGTCGGAGGTGCAGATTGTGCGACGATCCCACTATTTCAAATTCAACCGCGCGGCAATCTACCGAACTGACTTGGCAACAACGGTAACATCGCTGTGCAACTTGCTGACGCACACGGTCATCAGTCCCAACGAAGCTCGGGAAAAGCTGGACATGACAAGGCGGGAGGGTGGCGATGAGTATGTCAATCCTGCTACGACAGCGTATGGAGGTTCTCAACAAGAAGAAGAGGAATCGCCAGACCAGGAAGATTCGCCATCGCAAACCGCTGAGTCTCGGGCAGTGGAAACCATGCTCTCTGGTTTGATTCGCACCGAGGCGAACAATGCAATCCGCGGTGCTCACTCGAAAAACTTCGTTTCTTGGATCGAAAGGAACTACGGCAAGTGGGAGCCAAAGCTAGCAGAAAAACTCGAGTCCATTGGCATCGATCGCGATCGGGCCAGAGTTCATTGCGAACACTCAAGAAAAGAGTTGCTCGACATCGCTGGCAATTCAACGTCCGACAACCTCGAAGCAAACGTGAGATCGTTGGTCGATTCATGGATGAATAGAACCTATTACCTGATGGGAGTGAATGATGATCCTAGTTAATGCATCCACTAACGAATTGTTTCTCGATGGGGTTGTAGGTGCCGACTGGACAGGCGAGGGAATCACTAGCCAAGGTGTTGGCGAAGCTCTCGGCAAAATCAAGGGGCGAGCCGTCGTCCGCATCAACTCGCCTGGCGGGTCGGCCGACGAGGGTATCGCGATCTACAACTTGCTCAAGCGGCATCGTGGCGGCGTTGATACACACAACGAGGCATTGGCCGCGTCGGCAGCATCAATCATCTTCTTAGCTGGCGAGCAGCGAACCATGGAGCGGGGCAGCAAGCTGATGATCCATCGAGCCCACACGATTGCGATCGGCAACAGCGTCGACATGAGCAAAATGTCCGAGGTGTTGGAGATGTACGACAAAGAAATGGCGAGTCTGTACGCAGAGTACATGAGCATCGACGAAGACATCAAGGAACAGGCAGTTCTTGCGATGATGGATTCGGAAACTTGGTTTGACGCAGACGACGCAGTGCGGCACGGCCTTGCTACCGATTTGTCGCCAACCGTTCGGAAGAAGACTGCTGCGGCAGCTGCGTGGATTAAGCATCCACCGCAGGATCTGTTTGAGGAAATGGCAGTCGAGCGATCCAACGTGGAGACGCGACTGCGCCACATGGCTAACAAGTTGAGGCTAGTGAAATGAGTGTTTGTGCGAACGAGGAAGTCCAACAGGCTGTTTCCCAAATTCCGTATTGGTACCATCGCATCGAGTTGCCGGGAGTTACGACTCCTGGTTGGGCTCCCATTGATCGTGATGCCTACCGCATCCCAGACGACCTGACAGGCAAGCGGGTGCTGGACATTGGATCCTGGGATGGGTATTGGACTTGGGAAGCGATCCGACGCGGTGCGACCTATGTCATAGCCATCGACGATTTCAGCGACACGCTAGGGATACCTGGGCTCACCAGAGAGTCTCAGTGGAAGACTTGGGATTTGTGCCAAAAAGCGTTCGGATATAGTAACTGTCAACGGTTGACGATGTCGGTCTACGACATATGTAACCTAGGGGTGCAGTTCGATTTGATCTTTTGTTTTGGTGTTTTGTACCATTTGAAACATCCCATGTGGGCGTTGGAAAAACTATGGCAAAGCACCAAGCCGGGTGGCAGCATCCACATTGAAACCGCGATTCTGGACGGCGTCCTCAGCCCATATAGCAACCAAGCTCCGCATGAAAACGCGGTGTTTGCCGAAGTTTATCCCGAGGACCAATTTGGAAAAAATCCAAGCAATTGGACCGTTCCGACCTTGAACTGCGTCGACGCATGGTTGCGAAGCACTGGTTGGAAGTGCGAGAAAACCTGGAAATTGACACCGTTCCCGTTGACGATCAGTCAGGTGCGAGGTTTTGCGCACGGCGTAAAACTTGACAACAGTTGACGGCAACTATAAACTCTTCTTATTGAATCGCGAAAACTCGGACCCCTTATTAGCGGCCAGGAAGCGACTGACCAACTCTCACCAAGTTGGCAGTGCTGACCGCTAACTATCTCGGTCGTGGACTGCCAACGCAATTTGGAGTCCACCCATGAAATCGATTACCGAACTGCAAGCCCGCGCGGAAGCATTGGGCGCTGAGGCTGAAGCGATCGTCGCTTTGGCACACTCTGAGAACCGAGAGCCGACCGCTGAAGAGCAAGCTCGCTTTGACGAGATCGTTGGCGCTGACGACAAGCCTGGCTTGATCGGTCAGATCCGAACGCAAATCGAAAAGAAAGAAAAGCTCGACGCTGACCTCGCAGTCATCATGGCTCGCAAGGAAGCAGCAATTGCCGCTCCTGTCGCTCAGCAAAAGTCGATCAAGATTCCTGCTCGAGCCCGCGCAGCGTCTAAGGTCCAAGGTTTCGCTAGCGAAGAGGATGCCTACGTCTCTGGTCAGTACATCCTTGCCAACCTGTTCAACAACAAGAAGGCAAAGGCATGGTGCAAGGACCATGGCATCAAGGCGACCATGACCACGTTCGACAATGTTTCGAGCGGTTTCCTGGTGCCTGAAGCCATGGAAAACGCAGTCGTCGAACTGCGTCAAGAGTACGGTGTGTTTCGTCGTGAGGCCCAAAACATCACGATGCCCACGCCAAAGTGGAAGGTGCCGAAGCTGACCAACGAGGTCACTGGCTACTGGATGTCCGAAGGAACGACGATCACTTCGTCCGACCTGACGCACACCATGGTCGAACTTGACGCAAAGAAGTTGGCTGCCACCGTGCAAATCACTAGCGAACTGAACGATGATGCGATCATCTCGGTCAGCGAAATGGTGGCGAGCTCGGTAGCTCAAACCTTCGCTCAGAAGGAAGATGAAGCTGGCTTTCTAGGTGACGGGACGAGCACCTATGGCGCGATCATGGGTCTTGCATCCGCGATTGCCGCTGGTTCGGTCGTCACCGCGACTAGCCGAGCTACTTTCGGTGTGCTGACCTTTGGTGACTTTGAGGCCATGGTTGGTGCTCGCAAGCTTTGGCGAGGCAATAGCAATCCGAAGTTTTACATCAGCCAAGCGGGTTGGGCCGCTTCGATGTTGCGACTGATGGATGCTGCTGGTGGCAACAGCATTGTGGATCTGCAAAGCGGTGCTCGTTCGTACTCGTTCCTCGGCTACCCAGTAGTCATCAGTCACGTCCTTGAATCGCGACTGACCGGAACGACAACGGCGAGAGCTTGCTACTTTGGCGACTTGGCACAGACAGCGATCCTTGGCACGCGCCGAGGCATCTCGCTCGCCGTTGACAACTCGCTCGGGTTCCTCAGCGACACCATTTATCTGCGAGCGACCCAGCGAGTGGACATCAACGTCCACGATCGCGGTGACGCAAATAACTCCGGTGGGTTCGTTGCACTGAACTTTGGCTAATCGCTAGTTCCTCCTAGCGCTTGGGGGCTAGGCTTTCGGGTCTAGCCCCCTCTCTTCCAACCAACATTTTTTTGCAAGGGTAAAACTAAGATGGCTAAGGCTCAACAATCTCTGGATTACACAATCATGCTCGCTCCGGTGACGGCAGCGACCGCATCGCGAACCGCTTCGGTGGATACTCGCGGCGCGGACTACGCGACCATTCTCGTTACGCTCGGTGCTGAGGCGAACACCAACAGCACCAACGTGACGCTGCAACTGGCAGAAAGCGACACGAACGGAAGCTTTGCGACGTTCAACAGCAATTTCAACCGTGTCATCGACAACACGGCGTCGGTCGTTGTTGCTTATCACCTCGACCTGAAGGGTCGCAAGCGGTATCTGCAATTGACCATTTCTCCCGACACTGGCGCGAATGGCGCGGTGATCGGTTCGGCAATGTCGGTACTCGACCTTGAGTACAAGAACGTAGCCGCAAGCAGCAACGCTGACGTGGTTGTCGTTGGTTAGTTTTGATTCGCGCTAGGAGGAACGAAAGCGATGGCTAAACAGGTTCGTGTTCGAGCGGTGATGACGACGGGTCGGCATGAGATTTCTTATGCCAGGACGTGGATTGATCGCTCGCTCAGGCAAGCGGGAGTGCCGCTCGCTGTGTCGTTCGGTGTGTACTACGGACAACTGATGCAACGCATGTTTGAAGACGCAATTAAGGATGATCTTGATTTCGTCGTGACGGTCGACGGTGACAGCGTTTTCACAGGTGACCAGGTGCATCGATTGATCTGCATTGCAGCGAACGAAAACATGGATGCAGTTGCATCAATGCAAGTCAGGCGCGGCATCAAAAGCCTGCTTGGGTTCAAGAAGGGGCAAACGTCTGCCGTGTGGGATGGAACTCCCATCGAGGTCGATGCGGCACACTTTGGATTGACCGTGCTGAATGTCAAGAAATTGGCGATTACTCCGAAACCATGGTTCTACTGCAAGCCCGACGACAAGGGTGAATGGGGTGAAGACCACATTGACTCCGATGTTTGGTTTTGGCAGCAGTGGAAGGAGGCTGGCAACAAGTTGTACATCGACCCAGGTTGCCGCATCGGACACGTTGAGGAGATGGTTGTCATGCACAATGAGGACATGGTGCCAACCCATTACTATCCCAAGGACTGGGACGCCATGATGATGGAGAAGAAAGATGATACGACTGCTGAAGGACTGGAAGAAACATCGAGCGGGAAAGGTGATCGATGTCCTGACCCCAGGTGTAGAGGATCTGCTTGTCAATCGCCTGAGGATTGCCCAGTATGAAACTAGTGCCGGAGCTGGTGACCAAAGCGATCGCGGAACCACTGACCTTGGCAGAAGCCAAGAAGCAAGTGGAGATTTCGTCGAGCGACAGCACTCACGATCAGCAACTGCAAATGATGATCGAGGACGCAAGGCAGCAGTGGGAAAGAGACACCGATAGCGTGTGCTGCTTCCAGACCTACAAGGTGCGGTTGCGAGCGTTCTACGATGAACTTAAACTCCCGAAAAGCCCAGTTCACAGCATCATTCACATCAAGTATTTCAACGCGGACAACACGCTGACTACCTGGCCGAGCAACAAGTACCAATTGCACGTCGACGAGGTACGGGTCGCTTACCTGGAGACCATTCCTGCCTACGCGGCTCGATGGGATGCCTGGGAGGTGCAATACAAGTGCGGATACTCGCAGGACCAATCGCTAGTGCCGGCGATCGCAAAGCGAGCCATGCTGCTGCTGGTTGGCTACTACTTCGATGCCAACCGGGGCGATAACGATCGCGTCAATGACCTGAGAGCCTACGAGGCGTTGGTTGCCAAGTTTATGCGGAGTAGCTACCCATGAGTGGACGAAACAACCGCATTAAGACCTCGGCATTTCGCCAACGCTGCAATATCGAACAGGTGACTGAGACGCAGGATGGTTACGGTCAACCGATCGTGACGTGGAGCGACTTTTTGGTAAATGAGCCGTGCCAGTTCGTGCCGCAATCAGGAACAGAAAACATGCGCGGTCGCGAATTGGAGGCAAGCATCGCTGCCGTGTTTCGCGTTCGCAAGCGACCCGGCTACAACGTCAAGATGCGTGTGAAGTTCAACAATGAATTTTACGGTATCAAGTACATCAACCCAGTCGAAGGATTGGATCGATACCTCGAACTGATGGTGAGTTCATCGTGATTCAATTCAAAATGAAATTCGATGACAGGATATTGAAAGCGATTGGCGACTTGCCATACCAAATTCAGTACAAGTGCATCGACCCGGCCGCTCGCAAGATGGCACAGCCGATCGTGAGACAAGCGAAACTGGATCCACCAAGCAGTCGCTCTCTGAATGGTACGCAGCGATGGGCCCAGGATAAGTCTGTTGCGCCGAGAGATAAGTGGTCGAAATCAGCTAAAGCGCGTTATGAAACCTACGATTCAGGTCAATACGTCATATCCAAGTACCGCAAGTATTCGCGCGGTGGAATCCTTTACATCGGCATGCAGGCGACAGAACATGGTATGGGTCGCAAGATGCACTTTCGGCTGCCAGTAACTAAAGGCGAACGCAAGTTGTACTACTGGGGCCGACCTGGACAGATTATCACCCAGCAGAGCGGTCGATCAAAACAAACCGTTACCTATACTCGCGGCCAAAGCAAGCGAGCGGTTAAGCGTGAACGAAACAGTCGATACATACAACCTGGTAGCACGATCAAACTGGAACGCGCTCACTTTTTGAAACGCGCGTACCAAAAGTCGTTTAACCAAGCGATTGGCATATTTCAAACCGAGTTTTACAAAGAAGCAAAGGGGCTGACTCTTGGCTAGAAATTTACGACTTACAGACACTGTATCAATTGCGAGCAGCGGGACGGTCTCTACCACGGCAACCATGGAGTCCAACCGTATTCCATTGGCTGTGCTACTGCCAGCCGCGTTCACTGGAACCTCATTGAACTTCCAAGCGTCAGCTGACGGATCGAACTTTTTTACGGTCTACGATGACGGCACGCTCTATGCGCCCGCCGTCAGCACATCGCGATGGGTAACGCTGAAGCGATCGGCAATGGACTCGGTCAAATACATCAAGATCGTCTCCACATCAACGGAGACTGCGGCTAGGACCATAACCTTGGTGAGTGGTGAATGAGTGCCATTGGCAAAGCGTTCAGAACGAAAGTCCTTAGCTATGCTGCGGTATCTGGCATCGTCGGCCAACGCATGTACAGCGATGTGCTGGTCGAAAAATGCCAACTGCCGGCGATTTGCTTTTATGTCACCTACACCGAACGCGAACACACAATCACTGGACTGTCTAAGGCAGCGCATGCACACATTACGGTCGAATGCTACGCAACAAGTCGTGATGGAGCATCGCTGCTATCCAAAGCGATGCGGGAGACTGGCATCGATTCATTCAGAGGCTTGGTTGAGAGCCATAGGTTCTGTGGAGTGGAGTACGTCTCGGGTGACGAGTATTTCACAGACCCTCCAACCGATGGCAATCAAGTCCCAAGGTACGTTTGTTCGTTTGATGTTGTTGTTCACTATCAGGAGCCGTAAAAATGCCTAAGAGTATTGCCGACACTGGCCTAGGTGCCACCATCGCAGGGACTGGTCTTGTGACCACCGAAATCACTTCCATTGGCGAGTTGACCATTGAAGTGGACGCACTGGACATTACTCACCTCGGAACGGCTGCGATGAAGCGCATGCGACCCGGTGACTTGCGGTCGAACCCTACATGTGAAATTAGCTTTAACTGGCTGGGTTCGGCCCCTCCGATAACCTCAGCTATGATTCCGACAGCAGAGCCCTATGCGGGGGTTACAGCGACTATCACCTACCCAGAAGGTGGCGGTTCTGTTGCTGGAACCGTTTTCGTGAAGAGTGTCAAGTTTCCCAACGCAGCGCAAGGTGAAATCATGAAGGGGTCGTACACGATCCAGTTCGATGGTGCCACCGCGCCTGCGTTCACTACTACTTCCTGATAAAGGTGTTTCATGTCCGTTGAACTGAAACCAGATATGCGGATCGATTTCACTGGCAAGCAAGTCGAGTTTACTCAGTGGCAAGTGTACGTCGACGATAAGCACGTTGCGTACCTGAACCACCAAGAGAACTCCGAGTTGCTGCCGTGTCGTGTGAACTTTCCGGTGGATCGGATCCCCGAGATAGTCGAGGCTTGCGAAAAGGAGCGAGAGCGACTTGGCAAGCCTTCTACGGTCAGGCCACCAGCGGAATACAACTTGCGGTTTATCGAGTGCCGCAAGGTTTTGGACGAGCAACTTGTATCGGATGAGGATGACGATGAATAAGGACGATTTTAAGGCACTGCTTTCCAAGCCACTGACTGTTAAGGCGGTGGAAGTCTGCGGGATGAAGTTTCACTTGAAGAAACTCACCGAAGAGGAAGGCATCAAGCGCGACTTGGCAGTACAGACCAAGGAGGGCGAGTTTCAATGGGAGAAGTTCCGACGCGTCACGCTGTCACTAATGCTATGCGACGAGCATGGCGCTAGCCTCGTTGATGATGCAGAGGAACTCAAGTCTCTCGACCTGGAGCTGGCTGATGGACTGTGGTCTGCTGCCAAGGAGTTGCTTGGCATCCGATCCAAGGAGGTATCCTCCGAAACAAAAAAATCCGACGTAGCCCAAGGCTAAGGCTAGCTGGAAAGCTTGCCTTGCGTTGGGGTATTGTTGACGTTCATTCGTGGCTAGAAAAGCTTCCCGAGGGCGCATTGACGTTTTGGGAAGCTTTCGACCGAGTTGAGCCGATTGGTGACGAGTGGGAGCAGACGGCAATGATCATGGAGAAGTTGCTAGTGAAGCTATACGCTCAAGCTAAGATCGATCCACCATCATGGGAGGATTTGATGCCACCTCGCTACAAGCGTGTTCGCAAGCCGACCGCGATTACCAAACAGCAGTCTGCTGCAAGTTTTGATGCGTTGCTAAAGATCACCAAACTGGACAAGGTGGCAAATGGCTAGCCCAACAGCAGTCAACATTGGCATTGGGTTCGACATCAAAGAGGTAATGCAAAACACCGGGCTCGCTCGTAATGAGATAGCCCGGTTTACGCGCGATGTCAAAACAAGCTTGACCGACGCTGAAAAGTTTGCCAGAGACGCAAACGTAGCCAATGTTCTGTTCCAGAAGGGTGAAATCGACCAGGCAACTCATCAAAAAATGATCGCGATGTATCGTGAGCGATACAAGGTCATTGATGAAGTTGCTGCTCGAGAAGCACAACAGCAGGCGCATCAAAGAGCGAGACTTGACGAATACGCTGCGCATAAACAAGCGATGGCAAAGCGAGAGGAAGACTCTGCGCTGTTTATGATGAATCTTCGCAAGCAAATGGAGGTTGCGGAATCAGAAGCGGCCAAGAAAAAGGCTGAGCAAATTGCTACTGCAAGAAAAGCTGAAGAAGATGCCGTCATCTTTCTGATGAACTTGCGCAAGCAAGGTCAATTGATGGAAGAGGAGGCCGCAAAGAAGAAGGCCGAGCAAATTGCAAGTGCCAGAAAGTCAGAGGAAGACGGAATTGTCTTTCTTATGAACATCCGCAAGCAAATGCAGCTTGCGGAAGAGGAGGCCGCAAAGAAGAAGGCCGAGCAAATTGCGGCCGCCAAGAAAGCCGAAGAAGAGTCCATCATTTTCATGATGAACTTGCGCAAGCAAATACAACTTGCAGAGGAGGAGGCTGCTAAGAAGAAGGCTGAGCAAATTGCGGCCGCCAAGAAAGCCGAAGAAGACGCAATGATGTTTATGCATCGCTTGAAGCAAACGATCGATGCGGACAATAAGGCGAGGCAACAAGAAACGCTCAATAAGATTCTCGCACAACAGCAGCAAGAAATACAGGGCATACTTCGCATCGAACAATCACGGCAACAAGCGTCTAAGCTTTTGCTAGATAGCATCAACAATGAAAGGCAAGCCACGCAACAAGCGGCAGAAGCTGAGAAAAACGCTCGATGGGATACCATCAACTTTTTGATAAAGTCCGAGGCAGACCTGGCCGAGCAAAAGCGCAAGCGTAATCAAGAGGAACTTGCTGCGCAGGAGAAGCTAAAACAAAATGCGATTGATTTGATGAAATCGCAAGCGAGCCTCGGTATCGTTCCATCTGGACGTCCATCCCAGATACCGGCGACAGACTTATCAAAACCATTGATCGATCCTGTCACTGGACAGCAGATTGACGCGAAAAAAGAAATTCTTTCTCTTGAGGAAGCAATAGCAAAGCTAGAACAACGAAGGCATGAGCACGCTATGCGAATGATGAAAATTCGCTTAGAAGCAGTTCGTCAAGAACAAGCAGAGAGAGCAAAACTCGAAGCCTCTTTTGCATCAGCGCAAAACAAAATGTTTGCGGATCAAAAGCGTCAACAATTTGTAGACCGTTTTGGAGAACGAAAGGTCGCACGCGGTGAGTTTGCTGCAAGCGTCGGCTATTTTGATCCTAATGCAACGACTGAGCAAAGAAGAAAAGCTATAGCGGCAATTAAGGCATATGACGCTGCTTTGGAACGCTCGAGAATAGCAGAACTTAAAGCAAACAGCGCAGCAATGGAAGCATCCGTTGCCAGCCAAAAACGAGAGCAAGACTACAACCGCATTCGCGGGATGGTAGACCAGGCCAAGACTGCACAACAGCGTTATTCGGAAGCAGTCAAGTTTGTGAAGGACCAAGAGAAACTTGGTGCCATAACAAAGCAGGAATCGATTGCAATTCAAAGAAACCTGAATGCCGAATTGCAAAAACAAGGCTCAATGAACAAAATTGCCAGCAATCTTGGGCTTGGTAGTTTTCGACAACTTGCAGCCACTGTTGGCGTTTTTAGTGCAGCGACCGTTGCCTATAACGCGTTGCGATCGTCTCTTTCAATAACTATCGAATACCAACGCGCCGAAGCGGCCATGGCGGCGCTGACAGGGAGCATCGACGAAGCTCGCGGCAAAATGGCCGAGTTTCGTGCGTTGGACAGAAAAACTCCTCTGAGTTTCATGGACTTTGCTCGCGGCGCGAAAACATTGATGGGGTTCGGGCTAGAAGCGGACAGGACCACGAAGGTCATGGAGAGCTTGTCCGCTATATCCATGGGCAACTCGGAAAGGTTCCAGTCGCTAGCACTAGCTTTTGGACAGGTACGAGCGTCTGGCAAGCTTGCTGGTCAAGAAATCCTTCAAATGGTCAATGCCGGGTTCAATCCGCTGCAAGAGATTTCGCGGCTGACTGGCGAAGATATGGGCTCGCTTAAAAAGAAAGTCGAAGAGGGCCGAGTATCGTTTGAAGAAGTTGCTGTGGCTATTGAGTTAGCCACTATGCAGGGTGGTCGCTTTGCAGAAATGAACAAAAACCTACAAAATACGCTAGGCGGCCAAATTGACAAGTTGAAGTCCGATTTCGCGATGATCGGACTGACTGTTGGAGAATCTCTAGTTCCAGTTTTAGAGCAAACGGTTGGGCTTCTACAAGCGATGGGAGTTGTTGCTCAGGACACGGAAGACGAGTTCACGTTTATCCAAACTTGGGCAAATGGTATGGCTTTCACGCTAGCTAGCCTTAGAGACGCATTCACTCTCGACGTCGGCTTTTCTAACGTCAACAAAATGCTTGACGATACGGAACGACGCGAACAAGAACGTCTTGCAAGAGTAGAGGCAATCGCAAAGAAAAGGCAGGAGCAGGCGAAGAAGGAAGCTGAAGAACAAAGACTGATTGCCCAATACGGAGAAGAAGGCTACAAGCAAATGCGACTTGAACAAGCTAGGGTCGAGGGAGACAGGGCTCGCCTGATAAAAGAGGAGGAAGCAGCGCTCGTAAGCAAACATGAAACTATGGCGCAAGTGCAAAAAGAGCTTGAGGATTTCGGGAAGACAGAACGTCAATTGTTCATAGAAAAGATCGGGCTAGGAGAAGCGTTTCTAAGTATTCAAGAGCAGGACAGAAGGCAGCGTGCTCTTGACGTTTACGACCAATTGCAACAAATGAAGAACAACGAAAAACTTCTTGAGCAAGAGACCAAAATGGCGAACATCGGGAATATTCGTCAGATGCTTCGCGACAAAAAGATAAGTCAGAAAGCATTCGACGAATCGATGGGCAGCGTAAGAGAGGATGCGCAAAAACTGACAGAAAAATTCAATCCTATGATCACCGCTAGGAGAGAGATTGAGCACATCAAGAATTTGCTTGCTGGTGGCTTGATCGACAAAGACACAGCCGACAAGGCGTCAATGGAGATTGCTCGCGGTATTGACAAAGCGGTCGGAAAAACAGAAGCGCCGACCAGAGTAAAGAGCCTTGCCGACGCAATGATGATTAGTATGGAAAACCGCAGAAAAACGCAACATGAAAAAGACGTTGAGCGTCTTTTGCGCGATATAGAACGCTCTATTAATCAAGGTAACCGTGGGCCCACAGTAGGAAACGTGAGACCGTAACATGGCATCGCAAATATTGGGCGAACGACGCCGGACAAATGCAACCATTAGCAAGGGCGACCAGGGAAGGCTCAATGTCACGATGTCCGTGACGTTTCTTATAGTCTCGGACGACAAATTTGCCAGTCGAGAAGAAATCCTGCTGCTAACCTCTAACGCCCCAGTGGTCGGACTTCTGTATGGACCGTTAGGTTTGGTTTGCGTTTCCAAAACGGTAGAGCGACTTGAGGAAAACGCGTTGTATTGGGAAATGACATGCGAATTTGATTCCGCAAGAGACGAACACGAAAACGATCCTGAAAACCCTACGGATCCGAACAACCCAGGGCAGCCAAACCCAGATCCAGAAACATGGTTGTCTATAATCAGCTGGAATTTAAGCCTAGAAAGCTTTCAGACGGTATGGCAAGACTACAACGGCGATTTTTACAAAAACACGGCTGGAGAACTTATCGACCCGCTACCAGTTTGGCAAAGGACGCTGTGCTCAACTGAATTCACTAATTACCACTCTTCGTCTCTGGATATTGAAGACATCGCTATACGCAACAACACAATCAACAATGCGGATTTCAAAGGGTTCAAGCAGCATTGTCTTCTCTTGCATGTACTAAACGCCGAAAGGGGAACGTACAACGGTTACAAGACATGGAAAGTTACATACAAACTGACCCACGCTCCACAGTTTAGTCACGGCGGCACCGATGTTGGAGGATGGATCGAACCGTTTTATTCCTTCGGTTGGAACTATTGGGATGGAACACAATTGCAATCCTACCGAGTTAACGGCGAAAACATTTTCGGTCCACTACTCGCCAATGGCGACAAAACTGCAAATCCATTAGATCCTGGCACAGCGCATCCTTTCACAAGACAACCATATGAAGCGATTGATTTTTCGTTTTTGAGAATACGAGTATGAACCCTCTTGCGAAAAAAGTATCTCATTTCACTTTTAACCGGCGCGATGCAGAGGCACTCGTTCGTCGATTGTTTCCCGAGTCTGGCAATCGATCCGCAGGACCGGCCCAAGTCGAGCAGCATCATTACATCTGTGTCGCGACTAACGGAGTGCCGGCAAGAAATGGATCGACGCTTGGAAAAGCTGACGTTGCCATGTATTCGTTAGCACCATCTGGCGCTAATGTCACAATCGGTAACGCAAATCAAAACATCACTGTATACAACCTTGCTGCCACAGCTGTGGCAACCGGAGCATACATCATCATTGAGCACATCAATGGCTACTGGATCGTCGTCTGGGAGGAGTGTGCCTGATGCGACGAAAACACATGCCTGGTTGTTATTGCTGCCAAGGGTGCTACATCATTCCAGACGAAGAACTGCCAACTATCACGGTCCCTGGTTACACATTCACGTCATGGGGCACTATCGGTGGCGACGAAATCGTGGGTGGCCTATGTTGCAGATGTGCGTTTTTTAGTCCAAATAACACGGAGTTCACGGAGGTCTGCTCAGACTATTTTGCGGAAACACAAAGACATCAAATATTTGAATGGACCGCAAAAACAATGAAAAATCCAATTCCAAAAATAACATGCTCTACCTCTGGTCCGATCACCACGACAATTGAGCATGTTTGCTATGAATGGGACGTCGATGTTGCAACTCACAAGGTAGAGACTCTTGAAGCCAAGAAATGGAAACTATTTACTCGATACCGCCCTGGCTTGTTGCGAATTTGCATATCCAAGCAACTGGTGACTTGCGACGAAGAAGAACCAGTGGAAAAGTGGGTCGTACTGAGCGTTTTTCAATATGAACTGTTTTCTTATATGCAGTCAGAAATTTTCAAATCCATTGCTAGTGAATCGGAATTATTGCACCCTTGCTTTGAACTTCGAAATGGACTCGATCAATGCGACGATAGTTGCAGTGAACAACAAGGCGACGCATGCAGCGATCCGTTTAGTGTATTAACTGCGTTTTCTGGTTCGGTAGAGTTTGTTAGGGTCAAACTATTCGACGAACTACCAGAAGGCGAAGTTACTTTTGACGATACGGCAAAACCAGAAAACTGCGACTGGGAGTTTTGCGAAGACCCGAGTGAATTTCTTGATCAATTTTGTGTGTCTATAAGCTCATGGCCGACATCTGTTTACAATTGTCGCTGCGAAGAAACGCTTATCGACCCTTTGATATGCAGTATTACTTACGACAACACTACTAAAGGTTGTGATTGCCCTAACTTTATTGTAATACCTGGTCATTTCTGGGAAGTGTTGTTCCCAGGTTCGGACCCATGCGCTAGAAGCCTGGAATGCGTGCAGCCGTGCCAAAATTTTGATTGCGGCACGTTTACGGCTTATCAGCTTTGCCCAAATACTTTCCAGCCTCCGGAAGCAGAGCCATGCAATAACTTGTGGTCGCAGCATTTTTCTGATTGGATTGAAGTCCAGAGCTTGTGCTCAAGTTATTCTGGGCCATTTTTTCAAGGATTCGCAATTGCGTTTCGATGCTTTGAAAGCAAAGCATGCACAGCCGACGACTGCGATTCAGAATGTTGCTATTCTATCGAGTGTGGAGATTGCTCACCCTGCACTGGTCCTGTATACGGCTTTTTTGGAGTGTACGACAGTGTTGATTCTTTTTCGTCCGAATGGACGTGCGAACTTACTCCAACATCTTTTTGCCTTAATGCTCCGACATGGACTGCGACATTCGCATGAACGTAAAAACCATTGAGCTAGGTAATTTCCCAACAGAAAAGTACCCGCTCAAAATACATCGCAAGATTGAACTGCCGTTGCCAAAGCGTGTACCAAGAAAAACGCAGAAGCATGAGCGAGGGCGGTTTGCGTGGCGACTTTTGCACACTCAGCAATTGCCTGACCCTGACTGGTTTGAAGCGTGGAAAGAATACATTCCAAAAAAATGCGGATGCCAACAAGGCGCTGATGATCTACTAACCCTTTGCCCGCCACGCTACGAATCCCCAGAAGATTGGTTTGCCTGGACGATCGAATACCATAACGCCGTCAACACCAAGCTCAACAAACCCACCGTCTCGCTTGACCGCGCCAGAATGCTTTGGCGACACGAACGACCAGCAACAAATCGACAGCGAGCCATCGTCACGGTTGCCAACGGAACTGAGTTCGTCGAGTTGCTGAAGCTGACGCGGCCTGCGATGCAAGCCTACGCTGATCGCGTTGGTGCCGACCTAATCGACCTCGACAACGACACCGCGGACTGGGGCTTCATGGAAAAATTCCGAACGTTCCACTTTGCCAGACAGTACGAGCAGACGCTGTTCGTTGATGTGGACGCCATCATCACAAACCGCTGCCCCGACTTGTTTGATATGTACGCCGATGCCGACATCGCTGCCCATGACGACTGGTCGTTCCTGTTCAAAACCGATTGGCTCGAGCGTGAACGGAACACCGTCGCCAACCGATCAGGCCTAGCCATCGAGCATACCGCCCAATGCCTTAACTCTGGCATCGTCCTTGTCAATCAATCCGCTGCGGACGTCTGGAACAAGCCATTGGTCGACATCGGCACCAGTCATTGTGCAGAGCAAATCTACCTTGAGCACAACATCGCAAACGCCATATCGTCCGGTGCAAGCTTTGCGAACCTCGACTCACGAGCTAATTGGCAATGGTGGTTCTCTACGCACCACGAAGGCCGATGGGAAGCCGGCCTTGACGACGCATGGATCGTTCACTTTGCCAACGCGCCGAAACGCTATCAGACGATCAAGGATTTCCTCGACAACCACCAACCAAAGGAGTGTTGCCATGGGATGGACGATTGCCAAGCTGGAAAGGAATGTTGTCGAAATCAGGATTGACGTGTTGAAGCGGACGGACTGGGAGCAATGGGCCTTGCTCCGCAGCGACGTTCACCACGACAACCCGAAATGCAATCAGGATTTGGAGCGGAAACACCTTGAAGAAGCCGCCGAGTACGACGCACCCATCATCGACAACGGCGATTTGCACTGCGTAATGCAGGGGCGTTGGGATAAGCGAGCCGACAAAAGTGCGTTGCGACCTGAACACCAAGGCAATAACTACTTCGATTTAATCGTCGAAACTGCCGCCGAGTTTTACAAACCATATTTGCAATACTTCGCAGTCATGGGGCGCGGCAACCATGAAACAGCAATCACGAAGCAGCATGAGACAGACTTAACCGATCGACTTGTATCTCGCATGCGACAGCAAGGAGGTATTGTTGAGTCGAGCGGATACGGCGGTTGGGTGATCTTTCGATTTACAAAGCCTACTGATAAAACGATTCGAGATTCAAAATACTTGTACCACTACCATGGTTCGGGTGGTGGCGGGATAATTACCAAAGGGACGCTCCAACCATCGAGAATAGCGACATTCACTCCTGACGCGGACATTGTGTTAACTGGTCACACCCACGACGAATGGTCGTTTACGATTCCACGCCAGAGATGCAGTTCTAAGGGTGTGTTGTACCAAGACGAGCAACTGCACATTAGATGTCCTGGGTACAAAGACGCTTGGGGCGACGGACATGCCGGTTGGGAGGTCGAACGCATGCTCGGCCCGAAGGCACTTGGCTCAGCATGGCTACGGTTTTTTTGGGACGAACGATCGGAGCGGGTCAAGTTCGAGACAATGAGGGCGAAATGATGCGTGTCAGATTGCGCGACAAATATTTCAAGCTTTCGTTCGAGCGATTACCAAACACGCATGACGGTCAATGCGATTATCATGGTCGCGAAATCAAAGTTCGCAAGTCACTCAAGGGAGAGCGACAACTCGAGGTTGTGATCCATGAACTGTTGCATGGATGCCATTGGGATCTTGACGAACAAGCGATTACAGAGACGGCTGAGGATCTCGCTCGCATTCTTTGGCGATTAGGGTACCGATCGGATCAAAACAACGCGAAATAGGCCCAAAACGTGCCGAAAACTAGCGTTTTACTCGGTGCTAAATTTTAAGATTTTCATTTTGTGGTGGGCATTTTTTGCAAATGTGCCTTGCATGCATCGCAAAACTGTCAGGGGGGGTCAAAGATTTGCAAATCGAGGATGTCAACGGAAGAGGAGCGGCGTGATCGCTGACGGGGGGGTAGCATCTTTTTTGACACCCCCCCAACCATTTCGGTAGGTCAGCTGGGAGACGATCGATAGGTCAGCTGGGAGACGATCGATAGGTCAGCTGGGAGACGATCAGTAGGCTATATGGGAGACGATCGGTAGGTCAGCTGGGAGACGATCGGTAGGTCAGCTGGGAGACGATCGGTAGGTCAGCTGGGAGACGATCGGTAGGTCAACTGGGAGACGATCAGTAGGTCAGCTGGGAGACGATCAGTAGGTCAGCTGGGAGACGATCAGTAGGTCAGCTGGGAGACGATCGGTAGGTCAGCTGGGAGACGATCAGTAGGTCAGCTGGGAGACGATCGATAGGCTATATGGGAGACGATCGATAGGCTATATGGGAGACGATACCAAAAAAAACGGCCGCATGATGCGGCCGTTATGCTAGTTTATTTTGGCTACAATTATTTTTATCAGTACTGTAGCTATTAGCACAAACCATAATAATCGTCTCATTGCTTGCCACCAATCAATACCAATTTGGGCCCATGGTAGGGATAGACAACGTCCAAATTGGGATTGGCGCATGCTGTACACTGTCCACATAGAATCTTATCCGGTCGACCGGAAAAACGTTTTTGCCAACCACTAGTAACGGCCGGACAAACGATCGTTTTTCGACCGGTCGATCCCAAACGTTTTTTGGCGAATTGTTTTGCAGCGTCGACCCGTCGGCCGGTTATGTTTTTTCCGTCTTGAATTTCTTCGCCAACCACAAACGAGCAACCCCAGCTGGGGTTGTAACTATGGTCAACCGATTGTACCGATTCGCGAATTGTCACAACGTCGGACAATTCCGAATACTCCATCGCCTTGTCGGCCGTTTCAACTGGAAAGTGTATTCGTGAACGATCACAACCGTTAACCGACAACGTTTTGACCAACGCGCGAAACGCGGATAGAACGGCCGTTTTTTTACGTTCCGACAATTCCGATAATTTCGGTACCGATCCGTTAGTCGAAAAACGAAACCAGGGAAGTATCTTACGTTTTTCCGTCAATTGTCCAATTTCGACTATGGCAGCATTAACAATTGTGACCGGATCCGTTTTTCCGTGTCGCACTAGTTTTTCTTTCAATTGTCGTCTATCTGCCCTAGATTCTCCCATTACTGCATAACAACCGCCTACAGCATTGTCGGCGGTCGACCGCGAATGATATCGGCAACGGTCGTCGCAATTCGATCCGGCCGATACGTCAAAATTTAGACTTTTCGATCCGTCGACCGATTTAGAGAATTCGCCGAGTACTTGCATGGTATCTACTCCAAGAAAAAACGTTAAACCAACGCGGGAAACGTTTCCCGCATGTGAACAGTGTAGTTATATGTCGACAATTCGGCAAGTGTAGTTCAATGTTTTTTCGATCGTCTCTACCGATCGTCTCTACCGATCGTCTCTACCGATCGTCTCTATCGATCGTCTCTACCGATCGTC